ATATACACTACCAGAAGCACTTATGTTTCCAAAAACTGTTAATGATTCGTTTGGAGTTTCTGTGTTAATACCTACTAATCCATCTTCAACATAAAGAGTAGTATTACTTCCTCCATTTATTTCTAAATTACCAGAGCTATATACACTACCAGAAGCACTTATGTTTCCAAAAACTGTTAGAGCTTCACTATTAAAATAATCACCACTAACAGATAAATTTGTTGATATAATTCCTCCGCTTAACGGTAAAAAATTAATATGTGTATATTGATTAGATAAATTATTGTCCCAATTTGTAGAAGAATTAGATTCAACTGTTGTATAAGTTGATTCCCAATTAGCAGATAATCCAACAACATCAGAACCCCCACCGCCAATCCACGATGCCGATTCTGTTAAAACTGTTGTATAAGTAGAATCCCAATTGCCTGATGTGTATTTAACTGAACTATAAACAGAGTCCCAGTTACCAGAAACAACCGAAGAACTTATTTTTTGTATTAAACTACTAACAGTTATTTTTATTTCTTGTGATGCATCTTCCTTATAACCAACAAGAAAATCTCCCGTTAAAATAGGATGTCTTGTTTGGAAGTTGGCAAATGTCTTAGTTGTCATTCTTTTTGTATATTTATATTTATACTATTAAACTATATTTCTTTTATAATTTCATCTTCGAATGTTAATAAAAGTTCACCAAGTAAAGAATATAGAAACTTTTCTTTAATGTTTGATGTATTTGCTGGAATAGTTAACAAATCAATTACTTCAGAATTAACATAATCTAACGTAAAATATGGAAGAAATCCATTAACTTCTGAAATTTTATGCACGTCTCCATCTGCAATATTCAAACTAACTATACCAAGCGTATTTTTAGAATTTCTAAGAATAAATGATATGTTAAATGTTTTTGTGTCTTTATTATAAGTTAGTTTAGGATTCTCCATTGTAAACGCAAGTTCATTCCAATCCACATTAGAACTGAATCCTATTTTTATATTATTTATTAATTCTTTTTTAATTGTTCCATAATGACAATCAAATGAATTGAATGTCAAAATAAATTCAAAATAGTTAGGATTTGATGGTCTATTAAAATCATCATAATAATACAAATCTGTAAAATAAATTTTATTTAAACTCTCATCAAACCAATAATCTACTTTTGTAGATTTTGTAACATTTAATAAATTTAGTTTATTAAATGGTTGTATAACACCTAAATCATCTTTATAAATTTTTTCAAAAATATAACCATATTGAGTTTCTACAAAAATAGTATCATAAACAACATCATATGTTATTATTCTATTTGAAGTTAGTTCATTGTAAAATGAAGAATTTATGTTTATATATTTGGCATATACATTAGTCAATGCATCACTTCCAGAAACGATATTTCCTTCAGAATCTTTTAACCAAAGTTCTCCTATATATTGTTTATTGTAATATTCACTCATATTGCTGATAAAGATTCTATATTGTCTGGATTATTGTAGGCAGAAGCAGAGTCTCCAAAATTAACAGAAATTATATGAGAATCTGTATCTATGCTAGTAACTACTTCATTTTCAAAAGGAGCCAATAATTTATATGGACGATTACCAACACCTTGTTCTACAATTTCAAAGAATGATAGTTCTTTATTTGTTGTTGTTATTGTAATATCTTTTTTATCGTTCCATATCACAGATACTGGTAAAGTATAATTTGGATTTATGCTTTCAAAAATATAAACTAATTCATTATTAAATCCAAACATCCTAGATCCTATTAAATGGAGTTCATCTAAAAGTGCTGGTACTGCTGTATTTGGATTAGATATTGATTCTATCGTAGGTGCATTTAATCTCAAAGTAAATCCATATGAAACCGGAAGTGCTTTGTTTATTAAATATGTTTTAACATTAACATTAAATGTTCCAATAAAACTACTTGTTAAATGATAAACATGTGTAACAGAATTAGTAATTTTATTAGAATCTAAAGTCAATTTTTGTTCAAATATAAATCCATCTCCAAAATCATATTCTATTTTATATATTTTTGAAAATGGATTTAATGCAGACGGATTTAATGTCAATTCAAACGGTGCTGTAGACGTAAATCCCACACTCGGTAAGGCATTAACAAAAAGTGTTTTAGAATTCATTAGTAATATTTAATGAAAAATATTAAAATAGATAGTATTTTATACTATTTTTCTAGCAAAGATGAAAGAACCAGTTGTTGGAGTTGAATTATTAGTTCCACCTGCCGTTTTAACAGCATTTTTCAAATAAAGAGTTCCTCCTGTTCCTGTTCTCAATGTCATTCTTCTTCTATGATAATTTGTTGCTCCAGAGGATGATGTTATAGTAGTAGTATTTGCTGACATACTAGAACTATTAGGAGCACCCGAATATGTTGTATTTGTTGGAGATGTTGGAGATGTAGAGGTATAAGACATTTCATCCATAAAATAATGTACAAATGTCAATGTACCATCACCTTCAAATGCAACCCTACTTCCTATATCTGGACTAGACGGAGAGCCAGGGAAGTTTCCAACTACACCTATAACGGCAACTGCTGTTACCTCATATGTAGTATTAGCTTCCAATGTTATACCACCAACAGTATTTGCTAGTGTTGTTGTACTGTTAGCAGAAGATAATGTATTATTATATACGGTTGGACGATATCTAGTATCTCCAGCAGATCTTGTTAAAACAGAAGAGTCTGAATCAACAACTTGATTAGGAGCAGTTAAGTTGTTACTATTTAATGTATGATTGCCAGTACTATTTCCTTGTGTCGTTGCTAAACCAGTTTGAGTTCCAATATTTAAAGTTGATGTGGATGCCGTTCCTATATTAACACTTGTTCCATTTACATTTATGGTAGCACCGTTTAGAGTTGTAGTAACACCAACAGTATTATTACCAACATTAATACTACCTTGTCCTGTTGCTATGTTTACGGTACCAGTAGTTGTTCCAGTTGCTATATCTGTTGTATTTGTTCCTGCATTATTATTAATCGTAGTAACTCCAAGAGTAGTTAATGTAGTTGAAGTATTTCCAATACCAACATTAGTTGCAACTGTATTGTTTGTATTAATGTATGTAGAACCACCACCATCATAATTTATGTTTGTAATTCCACCAGCAATAATAGCACCGTAAGCAGATCCCCATGCAGATAATGCAGTTGTTCCGTTACTATCTCCTAATATTGCCATTTTAGCAGTTGGTGTTGTAGCATTTACTCCAACATTTCCATTTGATAACACGGATATTCTTTGTTGATTATTTGTATAAATGTCAAATGGTGCTGCATTTTCTGTTCCTATATATGGATTTGTTGCAGCACCTGGATTGGATCCGCTATTATTAGTTCCATATGTACCAATAATAATTTTATTAGTAGTTCCATCATATATTCTAACATGTGGTTGATCGGAACTTCCTAATTCAGACGCACTATTGTCTTTAACAATATTAAATGGAGCAGTAGGTGTATTAACACCAAAGCCAATCCATCCATTAGATGCACCATCAACCATCAAAGCTGCTTTTGTATGAGGAGCATCGATATCTTGATCAAAACATTGTAAAATTGGTTGAGCACCTGTTTGAATTATTGTAGTTGCTGCATCTGTACCAGCATTATTAACAAGTAATGAACTTGTTATTTGAACCTTAGTATCAAGATATGAAATACTTCCTAATGCAGAAAGATCTCCTGTTATAGTAGTGCTTCCGTTAATCCAAACATCACCACCAACATCAAGAACTACTTGTCCTCTTTGTGAAAGTCCGTAATAATCTTCTGGTGTTTTGTATATTCCTGTTCTACTATTAAATACATTTATTCCACCACCACCAGTTGAAAGTGATATGAATGGACTATGAAACATACCACCAACAGTTCCACCTTCGATTTTAAGACCAGTTAATGCACCATAACCAGACAATGCAACATTATCAGAATATGCACCAATGGCCATCAATCCACCATAAGCACTAACACCCCAATAAGGTGAGGAAACGTCTAATCCAACAGTTCCCCCATATGCGGATAATGCTCTTCTTGGACTATAAAATTCTCCACCAACGATTTGTCCATAAGCAGATACCGCTCTGTTATTTGAATATGATTCAACTCCTACATATCCACCCCATGCTGATAATCCCCAATTTGGAGAAAATGTTTCTATTCCAATTTGTCCACCATATGCGGATAGTGCTGTTCTTGGACTAAAAAGTTCAGCACCCAATGTTTGACCATATGCAGATATTGCTCTTGAATTTGAATAAACGTCTAATCCCACATAACCACCAAAAGCAGAAAGTGCTCTCATTGGAGAAACTGCTTCTAAGGCAATTTGTCCTCCAAGTGCGGATAATGCTCTTCTTGGACTATAAACATCAATACCAACAAATTGTGCATTTGCAGATATTGCTCTTATGCTTGAGTAAAATTCACCCGCAATATAACCACCAAAAGCACTCAATGCTCTCATTGGAGATGCTGCTTCTATTGAAATTTTTGGAGCATATGAAGAAATAGCAGTAGATTTGGTACTCCAAATCTCAGCACCCAAATATCCTTCACTATGTATCAATGCTCCCCTGATTCCAGCATATGCACAAAGTGCTGTATTATCTGTGTATAAAAAAGCAGCATATGCACTTAAAGGTGCAACTGCACTTAAAGAGCCAGATAAAACAAATTCCCCAAGAAAGGGTTGCTGTTGACTAGCTATTGGATCATGTCCTGCATCTGGATTGCTACCATTACCGTAGGTATGGTGATTACGTCTATGCCATTTTGAATGAAATCTATTACTCATATTATTCTCAAGTCACAATATTTATATTGGAACCTATTTTATAGGTCACTTTTTTGAACTTACAAATACTTACATAATAAATCTTAATATTTTATTAAAATGAACAGTTTAATCCGGTAAATGGCGTTGGTACTTTACTACAACAATCAGAAGTTGCTAAATTCCAACTTTTATTGGGAGCATAAACAGTAATAGAATTATTTTCTAATTCTTCATATGTAATTGGATTTATGTTACAAATACGAATTACTGGTAATTTAAAATTATAACAACTCATAGCACCCCATGACCAACAAAATTCACCTCCACATTTATCTAAAAGTTTAGAGTTTTCTAACGTCAATTGTTTAATATCTAAAAACTCTTTTAAACTCATTAAGGCATTTTGGAGTTTTATTAATTCTTTATTAATTGTTTGAGGAACATGTAATTCATTTATACCTACTCCTATAGAATCTAACTCTATAGTATCATCAAACATTGGAAGTTCGGTGTATGATATAGGTGCTTTTGCAAAATATGTAACAATACCATTGCTCGTTTGTTCTGTAGCCAATACCAATTTATAATTTAAAGTTTTTCTAAATGTTTTAATATTTTGCCCCATTCTTATTAAACTTCTATTATAATTGATATCAGATGAAAACTCATTTCTATCTATCAATAATTGATCTTTTGACCAATACTCGGAATGAATTCCTCCACCTATCCTATAAACAGATAGAATATCTTGTATTTTTATTACACTGTTTTTTGTTATTAAAAGCATAGAACGATTACTAGCTTTTTTAATGCTCACAAAATTTAAAATAGATTTTGATACTATTAAAGTAGTAATATAATATCCAGAAGGAGAGTATTTGTAAACATTATTAGTAGTTAGTATGTATATAAAATCCCCAGATTCATCAAAAGACATTTTTATTACATCTCCAACTACTTCCTTTATGTTGAATGATGCTATATAATCAGATGATAAATCATCAAAAATATATATAATTTTATTATCTGTTAACACATACAACATATTAAATTTAGGATGTGCTGCTATTGTAATTGGTTGTTCTACTTCAAAAATAGGATTTCTATATGTATATCTCCAATTTAACAGTGAATTATATTGTTTAATACAATCATTATTATAATCTAATACATATAATCTTCCTGAAGCATATGATATTTCTGAAGGAGAATTGAATTTATTATTATCAAATGAAGTTCCTAATCCACCGATATTTATACTGTAATTTAACTCTGGAGGTGTAGTAGAAAATTGTAAATCAAATCTATAAACTTTATTATTAGGAGGATCTACTATGTAAGCAACAGTTCCATCTTCATTCATTTCCAATGAAACAGGATTTAATAGAGTAGTTTTAAGACCATCTGTACCATTTAAATTAATATCTGGTGCAAAATATGTAGAAGAAAGAGCTTTGAAGATATTTCCCTCTAAAATAAACATACGATCATTTACTTCTGATGCATCTTTTATGTTTGAGAAATAAGAACTTCCTTGAGAAACAGAAAACTCTGGTGCATCGTATATAAATGAATCTGTGTCTTTAGTATACCATCTAATACCATTAGCTAGATAATTTGGATTCGTTCCTAACCAACCAAAAAGTAATGTAGGAGATTTGGTATCTAGTGTTTGTACATTAGATATTAAATAATCCAAATTATCACTTAATCTAGAAATTGTTGAATTGAATATGTCCTCATCTCCCCATTCATTGGGTTGTATCAATACTTGATCATTTGAATAAGGAAGAGATAGTATAGTTTCTTCTACAAATCTTAAAGCATTTGGATCATAAACTTCCCAACTATCTTTTACAATTATTGGATTTGGATTTTTAAATTCTAAGTATGAACCATCTTTAAACAATGCACTATATGATATATAATAAGTTCCTGAGTTTTTATAGTTATAAAATAAAGTAGAATCATATGAAAGTATTTTATATGAATTTGCTTCTCCGAAATTTGCCATATATGCAACAATTTTATTTGTTTGATATTCTGGTGTATCGAATTGTATGAATATATTAGATCCGGTTAGTGTATATGCAGTTGATATGAAAATAGAAGGAATAGCAACATCACTATTGGTTTTTATATTAACTGATGAAATAAATGGTGTTATTTGATTAACAGAATTCCATAAATCTCTTTCGTTTGTATATTGATTATTTGCATAATCATTAAAGGTAGATGATGGTACTTTTTTATAAACATTTGCAGATGCTTGTAAAATCATAGTATTATTTCTATTATCTACTGTTAATGTTTTAAATTTATCACCAATGTTTATATTAAATAAATTAAAGGTTCCATCTACGGCAGGAACAACTTTTTGTTCTTTCCAAAAATATGTTGAAAGTGTATATGTTATTGTTCCATAATCAACTTGAACTGGTGATTCTAAAGGATTTGTGCTTATTTTTTGTGTTATAGAAATTGTTCTATCAGTATCAACATTTATAGAAGTTGCTAAAGGATAAAATGAAAATGTTATATCAGTATAATCTTTAAGTTTTAATGTATTTCGTAATAAATTTGAACTATTTGATAGTGTTTCTGCCTTTATATTAAAAGACTTCGTTACTAAAGAACCAGAATCTGGTATTTTATACGTTGGACCCATTTTTCTTGGGTAATATAGAGTATCATATGCAAATACTGATATATATAATCCACTAGAAGTAAACATTTCAGTTCTATATGGAATGTCTATAAGTTCATAACTAGAAGTAACGCCATCAAATATTGTAAATGGAGATGATATGCCCATTGTATATATCAAATCATTTGAATATGGTTTATTTGTAGATAGATAATAAGTTTGACTATTTGATTTTTTATTACCAAATGTTCCAAATTTATTTGAAGATTGTATTTGTGTGAAGTTGCTCGTATCTGAAACCGTTGCATACCTACCACTATTCCAAAAATATTCTGGTATGCTTATAAATTCTAAATTTTTATTAAATTCATTTTCATCTAATATATGAATTGATAATTCACTTTTAATGTTATGAGGAAACGTCCAACCAGGTACAATAGCATTTAAGGCACTTAATGATATTTTAGTATCTGATATTTTATTTTTTGTATATGAAATAGTGTTAGTGTTATTAACATCATATAAATCATTGTCTGTACTAGAAACATTCCATATTATAGTAGAAGTTGATGCAAATCTTGGTATAACATCACTATGACTATATAAATTAAATGCATTTGTATTATTATTAGGTCTTGTAATTACGTTTTTAGTTAATCTTGTATTTGATATATCATTAGATACTAATGGATTATAAACAGTAGTATAGTTATCAAAACTGCTATAATATGTTAAGAAATCCGTATTAAAAATAGATGGATTCGGAAAATCATCTAATAATATATTATATGTTCCATCTATTAATCCTTTTGGTGTGTCAATACTCGCAAGAACATCAAAGTTATTTAAATTAGGTACAGTATTATATGGAGGTTCTATTTCAAAATAAATAGAACTCAATACTATATTAGAATCGTCTGTACCAAATACATATGGAGTATTGTCTGCTATATAATAAGCAGAAACTGGAGAAGTATCATATGTTTGACCATTGTAAGACCAAGTCCAACATATTTTACCGCTTTGTGGAATATCATATTGTCTTCCCTTATAAGGAACAGCAGCAGTTAAATATAAAGATCTTGTTTTATTAAGATTGTTAACTCCATTAGGAGAACCAACTAACAAATATCCTTCTGAAAAGTAATCGAAAAGCGAAGAAACTGATGACACGCTTGTAGTTTCATTATATTTCTGTGATGAAAGAGTTAATACTATAGTTTGTGGACCATATCCAGAAACGGCAACTGTTTGTGTATTAGAGTTGAATAAAATAGATTGTCCCGGAGTTATTGATTGTAAATACTTTCCATTTAAATCAACAGCATTTATGCTTGTGGTAGAATTTATTGGTTCTACAAACCAAGAAATATTAGAACCATTTAGATCTCTTGTTGGCCAAGACGTATCATTAACTAAGAATGATGAATCTGCTTCTAGTCTATCAGCAACTTCAAATATCTTTGAAATAAAAATTGGTTGTCCACTATTATTAGGAGGCTGACCTATGGCTAATTTAATATTTGTTTTTTCAAATGAGTCTAAAATTCCTGCAAAACTAGAAAGAGTAGAAAGGATTGTAAATTCAATTTCACCATGTTTTTCAAAAGGATAAGATATTTTTAATTGATTTGCATCAGATGCCTTTATCCAAGGAGATGATTTTAAATCATATGGAATATTTAAAGAAGATCCGTAATAAGCATAAACATCATCTAATATAACATTCGATGCATCTATACTTGGAGTAAATTTTATATAATCATCGGGAGCACCAAATGAAAGATCATATGTAACAAAATCATGATCAGAACCTATATATGTAGAAAGTGTAGCAGAATAATTCCATCCTTTAGGAGTATATTCTTGAGAAATTATAGGAGATCTTAAAAAGAAAGTTAAGTCCGAAGTTTCCATCAATGATTGTGATGGATTGTTATCATCTTTTAATGATGCTTTGTATGAGTAGTAGTGTGGAGGATATTTAGTCACCCAATCTATACTAGAATGTGTAGAACTAGATCCCGTTAGAGGAACTCCTAATGGAGTTGTTACGGAATTAACAGTATCTTGCCACTTTTCTTGTGTAAATTGTAACGTTGGACAATCTGCTATATAACTAACTCCTATGTTAGTATTAGGTAAACCAGTGATGGTATTTACTATAGTAGTTCCTGTAAAATAATTTTTGCTTAAATACGTAAAATTACTATCTGATAAATTAAAAGTAGCACATAATACGCAATATTTTGTATCTGAAAGATCCGAAAGACTACTATCGTTTTTTATTTGTAATAATTGAAATATTTGTTTATCGTTTTGTGTTTTTGTTGATAAATCTACAGGAAATTTATCGGTCATTATATAAGAAGATTTTAGTGTTGGTAATGAACCATATGTTGCAACATTATCAAATCGTTCTTGTCCTAAATTTCCCATTTTTATACCACCATTTGAAGGACCATAGTCTGCATAAAAAATTACGCTATATGTTACAAATGTACTATCTGGTCTAATTCTTGATTTATCTACAGAAGTACTTGGTGATGGTTCTAATACGGTAGATAAAAATATAGGATTGTTTGTAGGAGTAAATGAAATAACTGGTATGTTATTTCTCATTCTACAACTAGACATATTGTAAACAATTGAATAGTTGTTAATTGGTAAAGAACTTGTAGTGGGCTTTGATACATTTTCTTTTCTAATTTCAAGTGCTCCAGAAACATCAGAAGCAGATGATAGATAAAATCTAGTATATTCGTCTTTTAAAACTGTTTCTGTATTTAATGTCCAATTAGTACCATTAAATGTTGGTTTAGATGTTGGTTTTAATAATAATCTTTTAGGATTTAT